AAATAAAAGAAAATCCATTGGCAGAAACAGTATCTACAAAGTTGTTTTCAATAATAAAACCATTTGGAGAAGTTGTATAAGTAATTGGTGGCAATGTAATAGCTATAGCTGCCAAATTTCCACCAATGTCATAAAATTTATTATTGATAATTTTAAAATCTTTAACAATATGAAATGTATAACTATCAGGCTCAATATCAATAGCACCAGGCATAGTTGATTTAGTTGTTCTTGTAAAATAATTACCATCAATTACCATACCATCGCAATCAATAACACTAATACCGTTACGATTTTGTTTGTTTATTCCGTCAAAAAAACATGACCTTACTGTTACATTAGTATTGTGTCGTTCTTGCCCAGCAATAGCACCTGATCCAATTAACAAACCATCACCATAAAAACCAATAAAATCTACATTTTCAATTAATACATTTTTTACTCCATTAAGCGAAACAAGATGTTGAAATTCACTAAATACTGGAGTAACAATATTAGGCGATTGAATACGCATATCTCTAATAACAATATTATCTACTGTTGCGGAAGAAGATGCGCTATCAGCAAAAAAAGTTCCGTAACTTGATCCTGTAATTGTATTTTGCTTAATAATTGTTGCTGAACCATCACCAAATAAAAAACTATTAGATTTTAAAGTTACTGTATTAAGAAGATAAGTTCCAGATGGAAAGTAAACTGCTGAAAAAGAATTAATTGCATTTTGTACTGCCACTGTATCATTTGTTATGCCGTCACCTATAGCACCAAAATTTTTTACTGATATTGATGTTGCATTGTCAACATAATTTTTAGTTGCACCATCTTGAGCAACAGTAGGATTTGCTAAGTTAATTATTTTATTTGAACTAGCATTTAAGTTACCTGTTAATGGGGTTTGTCCATCAGCAGATAATGAGCCTGTCAAAGCACTTGCAATGTCATTAAGAGTATTATTCATCGTTGTAGATGAAATAGTTGTTCCTGTGACTACTGGGTTACCTGCTGGTAATGAATATACACCTGATCCGTTGCGACTCATTCTTTATTCTCCTTGATTTGATAAGGCTTGTAATGATGGAAGCACCGCACTAGATGGCACTTTTCTTAATTGTTCTGCAATAATTTTAGCTTGATCTGGTCTTCTTGTTAATGCTGATGTCATTACTTTTCTAGCACCAGGCAAATAAGGTAATGCTGCTGCACCACCAATTGCCAACATCTCAGGAGTTATATACCCTTGTTGTGCGCCATAAGCACCACCACCAATTAATCCCATTGCAGCCAATCGCCCAGCAGTTCCAGAATCAGGAGTTTTAGAAGGTAATACATTTACCCCTGCATCACTTAAATCTTGCATTAATGCGTTACCCCTAGCAACTGCACCTTTACGAACAGATGTATCGCCTTGTCTTACTGCTTGTGCAAGTTGTGATGGAGTAAACATTTCAGCAGTATTTGCTTTAGCACCAGCAGTCTGCAATCGAGTAAAGTTTGCCCATCCTTTATTAATGTTGCCTAGTTCTGCTTGTACTTTTGGATCTGTACTCTTTAAAGCACCTCTTAATTCAGCTTGTGCTTGTAAAAAAGCATCACCAATTTCTCTTTCACTTGCTAAAGCACTAGATTTATAATTTTTTGCCAATGTTCCTAATTCAGATTCTGCTTGTTTAAAAGCAATACCATCCATCATGCCTGTTTTAGGCGCTAACTTAGAACCAATAATATTATTAATTTTTGAATTAAATAAAGTTTCAGCATCTTTTCCTAGTCCGCTTACCATACCTCGTAAATTTGACATATTGGCATTAAATTGCGGAGTTGCTTGAAATGTAATATTAGGCAATATTTTGTCGTAAGCGTTATTTAATTGTTTCTCTACTGCTTCGATACCTTCACGACCTGTGACATTGGGAATTTTGCCACCAATCGGTTTTAAAACTTCCCCATATGCTGCCTTATTAAATTCTTCAATACCTTTTTTACGAGAATAATTAATTGCATCACCCAACAATGGAACACTCGTTAATTTATCTTCAATATTGCGAACTGCACCACCCATGATTTGACCAGGTGTTAAGTTAACTCCAGACTTTATTAATTTTTCTACATCTGCTGATAATGTAGGACTTATTGCTTTATTTAAGACTGGCATGGCAGATGACATACCTGCGTTTAATAATCCTTCTTTAAGTCTTTCGCTTGAATCTCCAGAGGTTGTTCCATAACCTACTGCACCACCTATACCGGCTTGTTTTGCCATATTGCCTAGTAATGATGTGGCTTTAGGTAAAGCATTTTCAATAGCGTTTGTAGGGATTACATAAGAACCTATCTGTCCTATTGTGCCTGTAATTGGGTTCGCCTCTTTAGCAGCGTTGGTCATTGCTTCACCAAACTGTGCAATTGGTTTGCCATACTCAGGGCTTACTAAACCTGTTAATGCGCCCACATTCTTGATAGTTTCGCCACCAAGACCTGCTAACGCACCACCCATAATTTTCTTAGTGCCTGACAAATTAGCCAAAGCATCTTTCATAGAAGACTCGTAAGGATTTACTTCTTTTGCTGGTGCTTCTGGCTTGTAATTAGCCTTAAAATAGGCTAATGCTTGTTCTTGTGTGCCATTGCCCTCAACTTCATAAGTTTTGCCATTAGGAGCAGTTATTTCAAATATGGGCATTATTTTTTCTCCCTTATGGTAAATCCATCACCACCGCCAAAGTCACCTGTTGCACCACCTTTTTGTTGCATAGGATTAGTATTTCCATACCATTTCATACTGCCATATTTATCTTGATAAATAGAAAATTTTTGATCAAGCATTGCATTAGTATTATCAATCCAATCTTGCAAAGCTTTTGCATTACCATAGCCAGGAAAGGTGCTTTTAGCTTGTTTAATATCGTTATCAGATGCAGGGCCTGGAGGTAAATTATTAAGAATTTGCATAACTCCTGAAGCATTAACTTTATTTTGAGCAGACAAAGTTTCAGCACCTTTAGGCAATACTTGTTTGGCAAGAAATCCTTTTACACCACCTTGCGTGACATCTCCCAATAATGTGTCAGTTGCCTGAACATCTGTTGGGTTAATATTATTTAAAGCTTTTTTAAGTAATGCAGCACTTGTTAAAACTTCTCTATCTTTTCTTAATTCTGTAGGAGTAAATGGAGTTCCATTTGGAGAAATAAAGTTTCCTTTTTTGTCAAATCCACCTTCGCCATCTTGCATCATTCCTGCACCGCCAGTATTAATATTGGTCACAGGCCTACTTGCTAAAGCTAATTCTTTCTTGAAATCTAAAGGTGAACCTTTGTATCCAAAATTCTTTACTACATATTCATAATCTTTTTGTAATTCAGTAGGAGTAAATTCTTTAGGAGTTGTATATAAAGGTTTAAACTGGCCATCTTTATATTCACCATAAGTTTCGCCTTGACCTAATTTAACTCGTTCTGGTTGTTTAGTTAATTGACCATATAAAGCAGAGGCCAATGCATTTGCTTGTGGATTTTGTGACATTGATGCAACATCATATGCTTTTCTTATATTAGGTGCAGTTCCTACTTGCTCTTGAACATTAGGCATTATATTACCCATGTCATCTCTTTGAATATCGGGCCTTACTGCTGGATTGTAATCTTCGCTACCAAAAGTTAAATTAGAAATATCTTTTAATTCGTTTTGTCTTTCACCACGCACTAATTCTGCTAGTTTCTTTGTATCCGCTTCAGCGTTCTTTTGTAAGTTCATGCCTTGATAAGTATTCAATGCAGGTAGAAACGCTTGTAAAGGATTAATAGGTGCAACTCGACCACTTACCATTTGTTCTTGTGGTTGTGGTTGATTCATTAACATTTCTGCTAACTTCTGTTGTCTTTGGATGCCTTGTAACTCTGAAGCGTAGGGGTCTAAGTAATTTGCCATAGTGTTATACCTTTAACATATTTGCTAATTGTTGCTGTGGTGAATAATAAAACGGATTTTCTTGCTTATAAACTGCCACATTTGTATTTAAATCAGTTGGTAATCTTAATGCGTTTGCCATTTGTTTCTGTGATGAACCACCTTTTAAGTTTGGTAACTTTAATAAATTTGAAGCACCACCTAAACCACTCATAATACTTGCAGGAACAGTTTGACCTAATCCAACACCAGAGCCAATAATTGAACCTTCACCTATTGTTGCACCGCCACCACCACTTACTAATCCTAATCCTGTAGGAGAGGCTTGAGCAGTTCCATAAAAAGGGTTTAAAAGATTTGTTGTTGCACCTTCAGCATAAGATGTTCCATTACCTAAACCATAAAAACCATCTGCGCCAACTGCGCCACCACCTTCTGCAACTGTGCCACCAACTGCGCCACCTTCAGCCAATCCACCACCAGCTAAAGCACCTTCGCCAAATAGAGATGCACCACCCAAATATGGAGCTGCGAGTAATCCACCACCAACAAGGGCAGCGAACATTGCTGGTTTAGACCAATCAAATGCAGAGTGACTTCCATAAGTAGTGCCTAGATTAGTGGCTTTGCCTGTTGTTGGATCAACTTCTACATTAACTGAAAACATTCCTCTGGTTGATGGATCGTCTACACCAATTGAATATCTGTTATCGCCTACTTTTGTTGCTTGACCAATACCATTAACTTCGTAATCACTTGTTGTTAATCCGTTTTCATCAGTTTGTTGGTTATAAGGATTAACAGTTACACCATTCATTAAACTGTGCAAATACGCATCAAGTTTAGGGCTTGATACTGTGTCAGTAACCTGATTGTTGTTAGTGTTTAGGTATTGGTAAGGTGTCATAGTAATACCTGATCTGGTAACCCTTGATACCAATTTGAAATGCCACTATAAGCGTCTTTGCCTAGTCCATACAAACCACCTAAAACACTACCTGCACCTGTTCCACCTTGAATTAAACTAGAACCAACTCCACCTAAACCATTAAGCATTGCGTTTCTTTGGTTAACATCCATGTTTGATAATGCAATGTTATTTTGATTCTGTAATCCATATGCACTTAGATAGTCTGGCCCAGCCACCGCAGCTTGTTGATAAGGACTTACATAATTAGGTGTCGTTGCTTGTTTAAATGCACCCAATTGAGCCAAAGGAAGATTCTGAGCAGTTACACCTTGATTAAAGAATTGGTTTTGTGCTGATAGTCCTGCTAACTGGGCTTGGTTACTTAAATCATTATGTTGCTGACCTAATAAGGTCTTGGCAGTTGTGTAGGCTTGTGAGCCTGGCATAATTCCTTGATTTGCCAACTGTGCGTCAGAGGCTTCGTTTTCTCTTTGAATCTGTGGTTGTAATCTTTCGTTAATTAAGCCTGTTGCTTTATCCCAACTAGCCATTCCTGTATCTAATGGTGTGCCACTAGCAGTTTGTGCGTTTTGTGCAAGGTTATTAAATGTGCCTTGAAACTGTGGTGCAAGGGTTTGATTAGCAGAATAAGTGGGATTACCATATTGGTCTGTGCCAGTTTGTTGATAATTTAAATTACCATAAGCAGTATTCTGATTCACACGATTGGCAGATAGGGCTTGTTGTGCGCCTAATTTGTTGCCATATGCGTTTGCCTGTGCGCCCTGAATAAATGGACTGTTCGGGTCAATTGCCGATGTATTTGGTGCTGAACCTAAATCAAATAATCCCATGTAAATCTCCTTAAATTACCGAACCTGTTTCCATAACAAAGTCCGTAGATGTCCAATGAACATCAATTCCTTGTGATGCCGTTTGTAAAAGTAATCCACCTGCATAACCGATACCTGTTACCGATTCCCAATCTTTTGAAATAAGATAAGTTCCACCCCAATAAGATTGATCCCATTTACTTGTATCCCATATGCCTATATTAGTAGCATTTGGATTAAAAGTTAATGTTCCTACATTAGGATTGGTTTCAAAGTCAACGCTTATGTTAGATAAAATTGTTGGTAATCCATTATCAGTTAAGAAAATGGGTCTTACCATTGTGAAGCGTTTTTGTTGCCCTCTAGCATCAAAATAAGAGTAGGCTTGTTGTACAGATGCAGTAATATTGTTACCGCCATCACTTAAATCTCCATAAAACTCACCTACAAAACCTACAGAACCAAAAAACATTCCTTTTTTACCATTTACTTCCCAACATTTAGCATCAATATTTGTAAATCTAGCCCACGATTGTGTAATTGTGTGCATTACATACTGTTCCATTCCATTAGTAACTGGAATATTTAAAATTAACATATTTTCAGAAGCATAATACTGAATTTGCCATCCAAAATTGTCATAATAATAAGTTGCTGCGCTTGAAACTGCAAAATAAATCTTGTCTGTAAGGTTTACACGAGGGTCTAAGCGACTAGATTGTAATGCACTAGACATTGGTACTAATCCATCTTGTGAAAGTAGTAGTAAGTCACCACCCCATTTAAAGAAACACTTACGATTAAAGGTTTGACCTAATTGCCACACACCTTTTAATGCCCAAGTTAATGCACTTGATGGGTCTGTTCCTTGATAGACAATTACTTCGCCCATATTAGTCACAAACATTGCAAAGTCATCAACTCCATAACCTGCGTCAAGTGTCCATGTTGCCATTGCTTGTAAAAATCCACCATTACGAGCCACAGAACCAAAGTTTAATTCACTTGCTGCGCCACCAATAGAACTAACTGG